CTACCCAATCACTGGCGCGTATTTGCTTTTCAGCTGGCTGGACTTCGTGCCGGCGGCGCTGATTTCCGCCGCGTTCTGCGGTGCGCCGGTGTTGCTGTGGGTATGGGCGGCAGTCTGCTGCGCCAGCTCCTGCACCACCTCCAGCGTTTCCAGCATCAAGGCCATCACGTTGATTTGCTGGCTCCCCACCCACACCACCGGGGCGATCACTTCCTGGCGCGCTGCCGCTATGCTGCTGCGGATTTTACCGATCTTCTCCATCAGGCTGCCGGCCACCTCTGTGGTGGCATCGCCGCCCACGCTGGCCACTGCGTTGGCCTGCGTCGCTACGCTGTAATCGCCCTCTGCGATGTGCTGCACCGCGCCGGCCAACAAGGTGGACGTGCCCAGCACCGTGGTTTTGTCGTTAGCCTGCACGGTTGTGCCCCTGGCCACCACGGTGCGCGTTTCCTCATCGGCCTGGATTTCCCTGGTCATGGAGTTTTCACGGATCGCCTGGTCGGTTTTCCGCTCCCAATCCCCCGCCTGGGTCACCCGCTGGGAAACTTCTTCCCGCTGCTGCTGTAGCTGCTCGCCGGGCTTCACATCCGGCAGCGTGTTGCCCTGGGCCAGCGTCTGCCGGATAAACGGCTTATCAGGCCGCCCATCAGTAAAAGCCACCTCAACCAGCGTTCCCACCGCCGGAAACTGGAACATGCCCGAATCCTGGCCCGCCATCGGCACCGGCAGCGGAACCGCCGGATAAATCGGCGTGTTTTTTGCCGGCTGGCCGTCGGCGTCCAACAGCTGCAAATCCACGGCGTAGCGGGGCCGGAACGGATCGGCCAGGTCACCACTGGTCACCGCCTCCGCGTGGGCTTCTACCCTGGCGAATTTTGGCAGATGCAGCCCCGCCGACAACTCCGGGTAAGCCGCATCAATCTGGCGCTGCGCCGGCGTCATGGCCACGGCCTTGCCCGTCAGCGGGTTTACCGCCAGCCAGGTGATCGTGGTGTCGTCGTTTTCCAGGCGAACACTCGACAGCCGGCGGCCATTGACGACCACACCAGGGCGCAGCGCCTGCACCATTGGCAATGTCATGCTGTTGCCGCCGGCGCGCGCCTGGCTAAACTCGGCGGGAATATCCACCGGCTTGCCGGCAAACATGGAATGCGCCCAGCTCCCCAGAAACACGCCGCCATCCGGCAACGGTTGCCAAACGTAATCAGGCACGCCAAACGCGGCCCCCAGATTGGCCAACAGCTGATAACCTGTCCCGCTATGGGTGAAATGGGGGATCGGCTTGTCCAGGTAATCCGCCTGCGCCGGCAGCTCGATCGTTATTCCGCTGTTTTCTTCCAACCAGCTGGCCACCTGGCGCAGCGTCGGGTGCTGGAACGAACACGGCCACAACCTTTCAAACACGCCCGCCAGCTCTCGCACAAACAACCGCTGAAAACCGTTCTCTGCCGGCTGCGCGCGCTCCACATATCCGGTGAACCAACGCAAAATGCTATCCGTATAGCCGGCATCCAGGCGCACCAGCTTGCCGGTGTAGTCCGTTTCGGTCTGCGCGGTGATAAACCCGCGCCCGCAGCCGTTCAACTCCAGCACCAGGTTAAGATCAACCAGCGGCACCGCATCCCCGGACAACATCAGACGCTTAATCGGTTTCATTCGCCCCCCACCATGCCGGCCAACGCATCATCCGCCGGCTTCAAAACGCGGCGCTCAAACCAACTCAATTTCTGTTCGTCCTCTGCCGCTGCGCCCTTCCCGTGTACCTGCCCATTCGCGCCAGGCGCCTGTTTTTTGGCGGCGGTTTTGCTGCCCTCCCGCGCGTCTTTCTTTTCCGGCACGCTCAAATGCTCGCGCATCGTGAATGTCACCAGCCAGGCTTGCTTGCCGTCCTGTTTCGGCGCGTCAATCGAACCGGTGAACGTCGCCAGCCTAAAGTTAATGGCCTGGGCGGTATGGTTGGCCACACGGTAGCGTTTCAACTTGCCGCCCTCCGTGGCCTCCGCCAGGGCAAACAGGCGCGTTAACACCTTGGCTTCACTAAACGGGATCATGCCGGAAATGCGCAATTCCTTGGGTTTGATGCCCTGTTCGGCGTTCGCCGTGCTCGAGGTCTGCCCGGATTGGTCTTTATCCTGAAACTGCATCATCGGCGTCACCATGATCCCTTTTAGCGGGATAGCTTCACCATTAAGCGCCAGCGTGACTATCGTCATGGATCATCGCCTCCAACTGCCCTAAATCCTTGCCTACAAACAACACCGCCAGGGTAAAAACTGCATCCTGGCGGGGAACATCCTTTTTCATCGCCGCGCCAACGCTGGCGGCGGCCCCCTTCGCCGTGAACACCCACGCCGGCGCGCTTTTTCCCTGTAACGCCGTCATGGCATCGCTCACCATCGCCAGGGCGGATTGGCGGGCCTCGGCAAAGCTGGCCAAAGCCGACTGCAAGCCGCCAATGCTCGCCCCAAGCGCCGCGCCCGCCTTGGCTTCTGCGATACGTTGCGCATTCAGTGCCAGGCGCTGCGCAGGGGTCGAAAGCACCGCCGCCGCCGGCATGCCGCCGCCCATCTTCCCAGGCAGTTGCATCCGGGTAACGGCCTGCGTGGCCGCCGTCTGCGCCATGCGCTGCACCTGGTTTAACGCCGGCAGCGGCAGCACCCCCGACAGCGACGCAACCAACGGCATAAACTCGGCGTGTGAGTTGGCGCAGATCATAAATACGGTTGCGGTGATTTCGGCCCCCTGGCCGGCCAGCTTTCCCGCAAGGTAGTCCACGGCGTTAGCCGGGCTAAGGTAACTGCCGGATGCCTCTTGCCGCCCTACGCCATAAACCCACGGATGCGCCGGCACCATCGAGCACGTCAGCGCCTGCATATCGCCAGGCATCCGCAAAACAGCCTTACGCCACACTCGGCACCTCCGGCCAATCAATATCCGGCGCTTTACTCACATCAACACGATTCACCATCACGCTGTAGGTTTCCCACTGCATAAGCGCCGTTTTTTCCCCTTCGGTAGCGATACCCAGGCGGGCCGCGCGGGCCAATGGCGCAATAACGCTTTCGGCCTGCTGCATACAGCGGTCTTTTTTACGGCTGGCCAAGGCGCTTAGCTCCTCTTGCGTGGGAGGTGGCGCTTTAATCCAGCACGGTTCGCCGTTCTCATTCGCGCCGCGCAGCATTCCTTCCGGCGGATTTGCGGTATACCTTTCGTAAACCGCATCAAGAACAGGCTTTGCATCTTTAGGCCACGAACCCGCGATCACATAGTCTTTCTTCATAACGCCGGCCAAGAAAACCAGCTCGGACGGGGAGAAATAGTAATTGGCTTTCGTCTCTTCCAAATGAGGCCCAATCATGCTGCCATCCTCTGTTTTTTTATTAATATTCAAAGCTATCTCCCAATTGCAAAAATGATGGTGCGCATCGGATTCCACCACGAACTTTCACCAGGCACGTTCATTTGCACCTGACAATTGTCCTGGTTCCAACCGTAAACCACCGCAGTGGCATCGTTACGATTGCCGCCGCCCTGAGATTGGGATCCCACATTGACCGTGCAACATTGGTTGGGGAAGCGCATAGGAAAACCAACGGTATCGATCTGCTCATCCTCTTTGCGCCACGGCCCAACAGTCCATTGGTAGATAAAGCCCGTGTTTTCATCTTTCCACCAACCCCGCTCGCCGTCTGTCCACCAATGCGATCGGCTGTTAACGTGATCCCAGGTTGCACGGGTACTGATATTGTTATCACGTGCATTGAACTGATTACTCAGCCAGTTGCTGAGATAACCGCCCCAGATAGAGCCACTGATATTGCCATCAACCTGATAGGCGGCTCCGCCTGCATACAAATTACCGGGGGCCACAAACTGCTTAGTGTTCGGATCAAACCGCCAGATAGCCTCTGCGTTGTTATCCCCCCGCACATGAATGCAGGGCTTAGCAAAGCTGCCTGCCCCATCCATCAGATAGCCAAAACTTACAGCTGTTGGGTAACCCTGCCCCTTTCGGGTGCTTTTGCCTTTGACCAACGGGACATAGCGGCCACCCTCGACAACATCCCAATTGTAATTTTCCTGATAGAAAGGGGCTTTGGTATCGAGTTGCGAGGAAAACGCGCCGCTCCCTTCTGGAGGTGCGCCCGTTGGCGTTGACAGATATTTCGCCGTAATTTCGGCACTGCTCGTCAACGTTCCCGAAAGCTGGCCGCCTTTCCTGGTTAGATAGCTTTCCCAGCCGGTGAATCCGCCGTTCACATCCGTTGCAACATAAAACTTGTTCGCGCTGCCGTGGGCGATAAACAGATAGTGAATAAATTTCCCGTTACCGGAGGCCGTGCTTAAATTGGTGCCGTTGGTAGTCACATACAGCGTTCCCCACGCAACAGGCGTCCAAGAGCTATTTTCCACGCTCCATACGCCTGGAGAAGTCGGCTTATCTGCACCGGTGAGCACGCGGGCACTGCCCATCCTGGCGGCAAAATTATTGCTCTGATCTGCGGCCCCTACATCGCTAATAGTCGGCTTAGAGTCCGTGGTATAGACCTGCGCCCAGGCTTTGGCCGTCGCCGGCTGATCCTCACGCAAAGAGCGCAACCAAAACTCTGTATTGCCTGACCCGATCGCAAACTGGACATGCCGGTATTTGTTGAGTTTGAACGTCATCAAATTGCCCAGGTTGCCTTTTTTCAGTGGGTAACCGGTTGATTTATCCCCCAACTGTTCGAGCATAAAACCATCAGGCCGCGTCAGGTCGCTATCGGCGTTTAATGCCTGCATACCCTCGCTAGGAAATACCACGCGGGGCAATGCGAGAGGGCCGCTCATGGTATCGCCGGCCTGTTTAACAAAACGCCCGTCTGCCTCGGTCTTGTTCCAGGCGTTCACGTCCGACGCCAGCAAGTTCACATCCGCGCTCAGCGGCTTACCGTTCACGCGGATAGAGCGCAGGGCATATTTCTGCGCCGCCTGGGCATCAGTCAGCGCACCCACATCCGCCGCCGTGGGCTTATTCGCCGGCGAGTAAACGCGGGCGTTACCATCCCACACGGATGCGCCAGTGATCCGCCCCTTGGCCGAGAATGACCCGGTACGCACGTTCAAAAACGCCGTGCGCCCCTGGATCCCTTCCCCTTTGCAGATGTTGAAAAAGCCCAGGCCATACCAACTTTTCACATCCACATTGCAGGTTTCATAGCTGGCCCCATCCCCGTTCCCTGGGAAAAGCCCCCCCGGCTTAGAACTCCAGCTATTTGCCACCGTCACGCCGCCGGATGCCTGGATTTCCTTCTTGAACTCGCCGCCCAGCGTGGCCGATACCGCGTCCACATCCTGCGCTTTCGGCTTAAATCGCGTGGTGTAAACCTGGAACCAGGTCACCCCGTTATCGGGAATATTCGACCGACCGATAAAAGCATCGGCGTTGTTTTGCACCGCCAGATAGCCGCCTGACGGGCCACCGTCGCACGGCAGACTTAAGACGCCATAAACCTGATTACCGGGGGCATTTTTCGAGGTGTTGTTTAACCGGTAGATTTCGCCCTGGTTACAGTACGCATCATCACGATGCCGGGCACCCATGCCCAGGCCAAACGCCCCGACCTCCATCACATTGCCACCTTCCACGCCCACGTTGCGCGTGGCGGCGGTGCCCAGGCCCAGGCTCCCCCGGCTTTTCGCCTTGTCCTTGAGGGAGGCCAAGTTATCATCCTTGCGCAAGTAGGCATCATTACCGGCCTGGTCGGACAGGGAACCTTGCGGGCGCAGGTCGGTAATGTTGCCGGCGGCGTCGATACTGGCCACCGCAAACACATAGTGCTTAAAGCCGGCGTTATCTTTGTAATCCGCTGCGTTAGCCGCAACGGTAAATTTCACCGCCGCCGCCCACTGGCTTACCACGTTGCCCTGCAAACTCACATCAGCCCACACCTTGATAGGCTTGGCCGTCACGGTAATGTTTTGGTTGGCCGCCAGCACCGCGCGCAGCCCGCCCACATAACCGGTGCCCGCGGTCACGAAATACTGCGCGCCGGCCTTGGCCACCAGGAACCCATTGCCAAAGAACGCGCCGGCACCGTAGTGATCGCGGTTAATCAGGCGCTGCATCTCATCGATACCGCCCAGGCGCGCGGTAAAGTCGATCTGCCAGGTTTCCGCCGGCGTGGTGATCGCCGTCTCGCTGGCCGCGCCGTCATACTCCATCACAAAGGAGCGGGTGATCGCGTTGCCCTGCTGGCCGGCATGGTTGGCCACCTTGCGTTGCGTCGGCGCATGAACAATCATCGCTACCGTGTTGCTGGCCTTGTTCACCAGGCCGATCCAGTTGAAGTCAAAATCGCCCACCTCGGTGCCCAGGGTGACCGAATACACCACGGCGTTGTTGTTCACGACGCCGGTTTTGTTCACTGCCTGGCGGTGCACAATCTGGCCCGCCGGCGGCATCCCTTCTTTGCGGTCAATCGGCTTGCCGGCATCGAGGCCCGGCACGTTGGCGAAAACGAACTCATCCAGCACCACGCGGGAACCGTTCACGGCTTCTTTTGCTTTCCATTGCTCAAAGGCAAAGGTGATCGCGGTTTGTGACATGTTGATTATCCTTTCAGTGTTGCGCTCACCACGGTGGCGGAATGTTGGTTATTGGTACTGACCGCCGCGCTGGCGGCGCTGTAAGTCACGTATTCACATCCCACCCAGCCAGCGCGCAATTGCAGGACGGAATTGTTAATCACTTCAAATCGATAGCGGCGACAGGTGCGGCCATACTGCCGGATAACCTGCATCAGCAGATCGGGATTACTGGCCACCTGGCCATCGGTCACGCGGACGCTGATCACGTCCCAATCTATGCCCGGCTGGCGCTCCAGGATTTCCACATAACCCACGCCCAAGCGCTCAAAAATGGCTATAAAGCCGGCCACCGATCCCGCATCGCGGGCGTTGATAAAGGCGTACTGCACGCGCTTGCGGAACAGCTCCAGCGGCTCCCCGTTAAAGCGGGTAATGTCGCGCTGGTACGCCAGCACCTGGAGCAACGGCACCGCACAGGTGGCCGCATCCAGCTGTTTCAACGGCCAGGTCAACCAGCCATACACCCACAACCAGAAATTGCGGCAGGCGCGCAGCAGCTTGGCCGGCTCCCCGCGATTCATCCAGGACGGCAACAGCATCCCCGCCAGGCGTTCTTTAAAATCAGGCATCGGCAACCTCCAGTTTCAAGGTTTTCAAACGCGGCACGTTCAGCTCGCTAACAATATCGCCCAGGGAAAATGCGATAGATTCCAGCTCGGGGAAAGCGCGGTGTAACTCCCTGGCCAGGTTCGAAAACGAGAAGCGCGCATAAGGCCAGGTTTTCTTTACGTCGTACTCGGCGTTTTGCCGGAACGCGCAGCGGATCAGGGTTTCGCTGTTTCGCGTCAGCGCGGCCAGCGCATCCGCCGTAAAGTTGGCTTTGTTCTCCACAAACAGCGTTACGGCCAGGTTGTGTTGGGTTTCCGGCATGGCGAAGCACTGCATATCATCGCCGTGGCCGTGGTTCCCCTTGTTCGTGATGTAGTCATTGACCGCGTTAATAAACGGCTGCGAGGCCACGCCGGAATCCAGCAGCAGATAGGCATTTGCCGTTCCTGGCCCGCGCGGGGCGTCGTGCTGGAAAAAAATTCGGTCGATACTCAGCCCGGCGACGCTGGCGATCATGCTGCGGTAAACCGCATCCGTGTGATAGTTGCCCGCCAGGTTGTATTGGTTGCGCGCCCTGTCCCGTAAATCGTCGTCGGATTCCTGGTCAGCGCCGGGGGCCAGTAACCAACCCTCCTCGTTTTCCACCCGCACAATGCCCGGCACCGCCTGGGGTAAAATCCGGTAGTAACCGGGGGCCAGGTTATGCGCGCCGCCTGGCTCGGTCGCTTTCACCGGCACCAGCCCGCCGGCGGTGCCGGCGGCCAACGTGGTTTCCGTCACCACTGCCACGCTGTAAACATGGCCGTTAAGCCGCTCGGTTTGCACCACCGTACCGGCGGGGATCGTGACCATGACACTGGCGTTTTCCTTGTCGAACCGAAAAACGCCCTCCGCTGCCGTCGCCGGCTTGCGCTTCACGTTGACGCCCCAGGCGAACATTTCCAGCCAGGTGCCGCCGGCGGTGGCCAAATACATGTTGGCCATGACGACCGACACCAAAACATCCTTTAACCACATCACCGGGGCGGTAATAATCGCCTGGATAAGTCGCCAAAACGGCGACATTTTGGACGTATTGGTAATTAACCCTTCGGCGGTCACCAGCTCGTTAAATTTGGAATTAACTTGCTCCGAGGTAATGGGCATTCCGCTTTCTGTTAAGGCTTTCTCGTAATCAACCTGCGGTTTCGTTGTCATAATTAACGCTGGCCTCCACTTTGCCGAAATCATAAGTTTCTGCGGTCACCCAAAGCCGCTTTAACGTTTCCTCGCTAATCACGACCGTGCCCGGAATAATTCGCGCATCGTCTTCCAGCAACAACACCATTTGCATAATGACGTCAGCGCGAAGCGTTGGACTTCTTTCCGCCACTAATTGCGTGACCAATCCACTTTCTAAAATGGCATGGACACAATCTTGCCCAATGCTTACCCGGTTATGACATAACACCGGCTCCCGGCCTGTATTTAGCGAGAAATCGCCATTTTCAATTAGCAGGTCAATATAAAGGGGTTCGCTCATTAACTTAATTCCTGCCATTCCATTAGCTGCTCGGGCGTCATACCTTGCTTAACGTTAATATGGACGTTCTCAATATTTTTGCGGTTGTCGGTAATGGTTCGGGAATTATTGTTAATTTCCTTATTAATCCCACCGGGGCCAATTCCTTTTAATCTGCCGCCGCTTAGCAACTTATCCGGCGCGGGCGGTGGCGGCGCGCTTTTCTCGGTCTGCACCTGGGCCAGCACCTGCACTTGCTGCGCCGGTGGCTGCGGCACCTTCACCACCGGTACCGCCGGTGCGGGCGTCGCTGCCGTTCCCTGCATCGCCCTGGGCACCACGATAGGATCGCGCACATCCTCAATCAGCGTTTTGCGCGCCCCTGCCGCCGGCATCAGCGCCGGCGCTGGTTGTGGCACAGCCACCGGGGCTACTGCCGCTGCCTGGGCCGCTGCCGGCAATGCGCTGCTACCCTCCAACGTGGCCAGGCCCGTGGGCAACGCGCCCGCATCAATCGCCGGCACCGTTACCGGCGGCACGTTTACCATTCCCTGGGGTTCGGTCAGCGTCGGCACCACATCCACATGCATGGGGTCAATACTGACGCCCGGCAGCATGTTGATTTTGTCGATGATCCAGTTGTAGGTGTCGGCAAACGCAGACCGGAAAACGCCCCACAGTTTGGTAAATACGCCCGATACCACACGGCCAATCGTCATAAATGATTCAATCGGCGAGGACGGATCAAACGCGGCCACCACGTCCAGCCAGCCTTGCTTAACGATGCCGAACGCATCGAACAAGTGGCCAACAGTCTTGATCACCAGCTCAATCGGCGACAGCAACAAACCGATCGCGCCGGCAACGATCTGGCCACACAGCTGGCCGGCAGTGGTGACGGCTTGCAGCTCCGCCGCCGTGCTCTGGACAGGGGTTAGCAGGTTAACGAACCAGCCAAACAGCGTCTTAATCGCATCCCATACCCCAGCCGCCGCCCGCTTCACCAGGTCAAACGCGCCGGCAAAGGGTGACAGCGCGCCGGCGGCCTCTTTAAAGCCGGCAATAAACCCGGACACAAACGCCTTAATCGGCCTCCAGAACATCCACACCGCCGCCACCACGGCACCGATAGCGGCCACCAACAGCGCGATCGGCCAGCTCATCAGCAGGAACGACACCGCACCGGTGCGGGCGGCAATCGACACCGCCAGCAGGCCCGCGCGCAGCATCATCAGGCCACGGTTAAACACCGCCGTAGCCGCGCCGCCGGCCAGCATGGCCAGGCGATTGAGGCCCAGCAATTTGGCCACCGGCCTCAGCAGGTTGCGTAACCCCAGCATCAGGAACATGTGGACGCCGATCGCCAGGTTAGCTATCGCCCCCGCCGCCGCCAGACTCAGGAACGCCAGCACCGCCAGGCCAATGGCCCGCGCCAGGTTGGGGAACAGCTTCAACCAGCGCACCAGGGTTTGCCCCGCGTCCGCCATTTTGTTAATCAGCGGATAGAGCACCGGCAACAGCGTTAACCCCATCGCCGCCCGGATGGAATACCAGATCGCGGTAAGCCGTTCCCACGGATTGGCCATGCGCTCCGCCATTTCCGTGGCGCGCTTCATCCCGTCATTGCTGCCCAGCTCGGTAATGTGCCGTTTCAGCAGATCCACATTGCCGTAAAGCTGCTTAATCAGTACCGACGAATCGCCAAAAGCATCATCCAGCGCGGCTTGCGCCTTGAGGTTCCCCTCTATGCTTTTGCCGTAGCGCGCCTGTAATTTCTCCAGCATTTCCGGCAAGCTGACCATGCCACCCGCCGCGTTAACAAAGCTCATCCCCAGCTTTTTAGCCCCGTCCTGGGCCGTCTGGTAAAACGACTCGTAAACGCTGCTGGCTTCCGATCCTAACGTGCGCTCAAGTTGCCCTATCACGGCTAACTGCTCATCGATGCCGACGCCGTAGTTTGCCCCCACGCCCCTGGCACCCTCCATCAGGTCAGAGATCGCCCCCATGTTGGTGCCAAAGGCTTTGACCATGTAGGCCGTTTTGCCGGCGAGTTGCTCGGCGAAATTCACGCGGCCCATCTTCTCGGCGTAGCTGCTGAATTTGTTGTACATGCTGCCCATGTACTCCGCCGCCTCTGCGCCGCTGGCTTTCGTGGCCGCTGCCAGGGTATTGGTCGCCACGGCAAACGCCGGCAACTCCTGGTTGGTCAGCAATCCCACCTGGCTGCGGATCGCTTCGGTAGACGTGATAAAGTCCACCGACGACTTGCCATATTTGGCGGCAAAGGCCAGCGCATCGCCCGCCACCTTCTGCAAGGTGCTGTCATCAATCCCTTTCGTGGCCGCCGCGTTCAGCGCGTCGGTGATCTCGATAGCTGGGCCTAACGCGCCCTTAATCGACAACCCAACGCCGACCAACCCGGCCCCACCCACGGCAATCTTGCCAAAGGCCGCTTGCGATTTTTCTGCGAAACCGGTAACCGATGCCTGGGCCTGTTTCAGTGGCCGCGTCAGTTTGTCGATCAGGCTCAGGGTAAAATCTAGCTGTTTCATTATTCGCCTTTAAATGCCAAAGAAATGCCGTTTGCGGTGGCCACGCGCATATTTTCCCAATGCCGGTTATCCAGCCAAATGGCGCGGGCTAAGTTCTCAGAGCTATCATTTTCAGCCGGCAAGTAATAACGCCGCAGCGTTAGCGCTTGTTCAATGAAATTGTTATCAATAGCCCGCAGCCGGTTGGTTAGTTTTTTACTTCAATTTCCAGTTTCGGCGCATATTTCGCGTTTACCGCTTCCGCGATTTGCAATGCAGCGCCAGGCAGTTTAAGCAGCTCATCCAGATCAGTTTTACTTTCCGCCGCAACGATACGGCGCAAATAGGTCACATGCGGGGCGACTTTATTATCCATCGCCATATCGTTAATCAGGCTGTTATAGGCCGTGGTGTTTGGCTCAAAAGCCACGTCTTTGCCCTGGATAGTCAAAGTGATTTTATTTTCTGCTTTGCTCATTGCTGTAATTCCTTACGTTGATTAATTTCGTCTACTAATTGGTTATGCCGCGCGGCGCACAGCGTATAAATATCTAAATAGGTTAATAACGGCTCGCTAACGTCTTTACCGGTTGCCCCGTTTATCCTGGGTAATTGCTCCGGGCATTTAACGAGCAAACTTTCCTGAAATGGCACGTTCGGCTTTATCTGCGGCCTCGTTGTACATCCTGACAAACTCATCAGACACACAAACGCGGGTAAATACCGGCTTAACCACTTCGGTGCGGATCTCTTTCGGTTGAGCATCGCGCAACGCCTCCAGCTTGCTTTCCAACTGCCGGGCCGAACGGCTGGCCACGCCCTCCGATGCCTGGCGGGATTCCTCCCCGGCCCGCTGCGCGGCCCGGTCTACGGCCAACTCCAGGCTATCCCGATGCCAGCCATTGGCCTGCCAGCCGCCGGCAAAGCTGGCCACCAGGGCCAGCAGGCCCAACCATGCCCCCTTGGCCATCAGCGCCGCCCATCGTGCGCCAGGCTAAAATGGTTGCCGTCCGGGCGGTCTTTGAATCGGCCACCCCAGGCACCGCCCAGGCTTTCCCAATACTCGCCGAGCGGTTTATATGCCTCGGTTTGGGTCTGGTAAACGCCGTTAATAAACAGGTTGAAGTCCACCGCCAGGCGCTGCGTATGCAGGCTATTGGCGATGCCTGCGCCGGTCTTGGCGTTGCGCGCGGCCTGCTCAGGCGTGCGGTAGGCTTCGCCGAACGTCAGCCGGTAGCCATGATCGCCGGCCCAGGTGATCAGCTGGCCGATCAAGGCGGTAAACAGCTGCTGTTTTTCACTCAGAGTCATATTTTCCTTTCCCTTTCAAAAGATTACTTCCCTTACGGCGTAACCACAGCTCAACAGCCTGGTGGCCGGCGATGCCCAGCGCGGCCCCTAATCCCACTATCGCCAGCGGCGACAGCCCCGGCACCCAGATAAGCGCGGCTCCCGCCGCCATCGAGGTGGCCGATCCCAACACGATGCGTCCGACAAACAACCGCAGGGTAATGGGTTCCTCGCTGCTCAGGACTTGCCCCACGGCGATCACCGCTCCCAACATCAACAACCAGAGAATATTTTTCTCATGCTCCTGCATCTCTATCCCTTACCCGATCAGGTTCTGCGTCACTTCCGCTTCCAGGTAAGGAATGCCGCCCAGGCGCACAAAATCCGCGTCCGTCACCACAAACTTAATCTTGTGCGACATAATGCTGCCGCCCTTCGGATCAACATCCAGAATGTCACTCAAAATCAGCTTGCAGCCGAACGCCTCCACTTTCAGCTCCTCCCCGCCGGCCTTGGCGTACCACATCAGATCAATCGGCGGGATGCCGCGCCAGCTGCCGGCGGCCCGCGCCTTGGCGGTCACTTGCGCAAGGGATTTGGTGCTTAGCTCCATTTCCCCCTCGGCGGCCACGTCGCCGGAAACCCAGCCATCGGGCACGCCGCCCGTTTGGGCTGCGGCGGTGTTGTCGGTAATGCTCAGGCTCACTTTTTCCGCATGGACTAAATCACCGTCCATATTGAAATCAACCGACTGGCCAGAAATTCGTTTTGTCATGCCGCGCCCTCCAGCGAGTTATCCAACATCAGGCTAACCGTGATGCCTTTCGGGCATTCGTAGGTACGGATCACCAGGTAAATTTCCACCTTGGTGGAGGTGCGCCAGGTAATTTGCACATCCCCCTCCAGCGGCGCTTTAACTTCGCCGGGGAACGTCACGCCGTTAATCTGCGTACTGCGCGCCATTTCTCGCAACGTCTTGGCAAAATACTGTTGGTGCGCCGCAATGCTGGTTGGCGTGCTGTTCAGTGACCGATCGGCAATCTTAGGAATTGCCAGCAGTCGCACACGGCGCGCCGCCTTATCCACTACGCGCAGGCTTTCCACTGCCTGGAAATCGCCGCCCTCCACATCCAGGGTGCGCCCGTCAGACCAGTAAAGGCCGTCATAATCGGGATACCACATCGGCACGCTAAAGCGGTTTGCCTCCAACGCCTGGAGCGTCGCCAGCTCCAACACTTCCCCGGAACCGTCCACCGGTGTGGACGTGCTGCCCATTTCGACCAGCGCCCCGGTAGCCACACGGGCCGGGCTATCGGCGATCGTCACAGCGCGGTTACACAGTCGGCCCGCCAAAACGCCCGGCTCATTGCCCCACAGACGCGGCACCAACTGGATCGCCGGCTCGGCAACGCCTTTTTGCAGGTCGTTAATGCGGCCCACATACTCGGCCCAACCTTCGCCCTTTTGCAGCGATTCCACCGACAGAATGAACCACTGCCAGCGGCCAAACTTGGCGATAATCTCCGCCCGCAGGCTCTGCGCCTGCTTCACTACATCGAGCGTTGCCGGCACCAGGTTAACGATGCCCTCTACACTCGCCACACGCTGCGCGGTCAGTACCGCCGCCGGCCAGTTTTTGGCGGCGTCGGCTTCCGCCAGCACATGCACATACGCGAACCAGTTTTGCCCGGCGTTCAGCTTGGCGGCCTGGAGGTTGCTTTTCAGCACCGAATCCCCCACGCCCAACAGCACATCCAGATCGGTTTGCGTGTTCACCGGCAGCGTTTTGCCGATATTGGTTTTACCGGCCCCGATAAACAGCAATACCCGCTCGATCTCTTTGGTTTCGCCCTGGTGCCGGTTTACCTGGTTAACCTGAATCGTTGGCCAACTCATTGTTTCCCCTTAATGTCTTGTGCTTTCACATTCCAGCCAAACCCTATTGCCTGGAGTTGACGCGCCAACGCTTTGTTAAAATCCGCGTCACTCATGCCCAGGAACGGGCGGGACGGTAAATCGACCGTCCAGGCCGTTTTGGCCGCCTTGCCGCTCAACTTGCGGATCAGCAAGCCGGCCTGCGCGAATGACATATTTCCCACAATTTCCTTGAGCGGCGGCTTTCGCCAGCGCTTCCCGCGCCTCACCTGATAACCCAGCTGGCGCAGCTTCTTAGCCTGGCGCAGCGTGGCTTGCCGCTCGGTGTCGGCTTTCCTGCCGGCCACCTGTTCCCCCTTGATGGAAACCCGCATACCTGCCGATTGCGAAAACCCCACCACGCCCGCCGGCACGGCCTTATTGCCGTTGCGGTATCCACCGCCCTGGAGGTAAAGCCTTACGGCCTCCCGCTCTGGCATGTCGCGGATATGCAGCAAATTGGGCATGTTGCGCAGCATCTTGCCGCGTCGCCGGGTCTTCCTCCCTTCCCAGGGCGTGCCGTCCGGTTGCTGCTGGTTGCGCACGTTGCGCTTAGCCGCGGCTATTACCCCGTATTTGGCCATGCGCCATAGCAGGCGCTGGCGTTTGGCCTGGGGCATTTCCAACTTGGCCAATTCTTTGCGCAGCGCCCGCAGCTGCGGGCGGCTCAACTCGCCGTGGATAATCAAGGCGTTTCACCGATCGGCGCGCCGGTGCTGCCCACGCCATACACGCGCCCTTCCAAGGCCCACCAAATTTCCGGATCGGCCAATCGCCATCGCTTCCCGTCGAAAGGGATTAGCCCTTCTTCGTCCTGGGTCAGCGTGAGCGGCTCGGCCATCTTGAGCGCGATTTCCACCAACGCGGTTTTATCGTCCGTGACCACGATCGCCAGCTCCGGCAAAGTCGGTTCGAACCCCTGTTCAATTAGCCCCTGGTCGGCGTTCTCAATCAGCCAGGCCAGCAACAGCGCGCACAGGTTGCGCGGGTCAAATTGGCGGTACGGGAAGCGCCCCCAGGACAACACCGCTTCATACTCCATCACCGCCATTTGGTATTGGTTCAGCCCCAAATCCTTCTGCGCGTTGATAAAGCTCACTTCTTCCATGTCGCTGTTAAATTCCAGGTTGGCCACGCGCGCCGGCAAATTGGCCTGGAGGAACGCGGTTAGCGTCTCTAACTTGCTCATACCACCCGCGCCGACGATCGCCGCGCCCCCTTCATGTTGCGCAGCACCGTGGCGGCTTCCGCTAACAGCCGGCTGCGGGTTTCCGGGTTTTCCTGGCCGGCGTTCGGCGCCCGGCTAAACTGCGTCGAGTATTCGCCCAGCAAATCCGCCTTTGCCCTGGCGAAAACGGCTTTTTCGTACTGCGCGATCAGCGCGCTTTTCTCACCGATCGCCACGCCTGGCACATCCTTGGCCGTGGTGTATCCCTTCGCCTGGTGCTGGGCCGCCAGCTTCTCCAGGTCTAAATTAATCTCGGCCACGCTGGCCACCAGGGCCGCCCCAAGGGTTTCCGCGTCAATATCCGGCGGAATGTTGCGCCGCTTCTGGAACGCCGCCAGGCTCAAATCCGGCCAAAACCCGTTGTTGGTTAGCGTCTCATCCTGATAATCCGTCGCCTTGCCGTTAAACATCGTTGCTCCTGGGAAAAAAAGCGGGCAGACCGGTTTCCATAGCACATCGCACCGAAGTGCCTTGCCTCCACCGCGCCCGCTTTGGCTTGCGGTAGTCTTTTATTCTTTTTCCAGCGCCCGCAGCCTGGCCGCAATTCGCTGCCGCTGCGTCTTAACGCCGGCCCCTCTGGGGTTAAATGCCTGCGCCTGGGCCAACAATGCATCCGCCTGTTTCAGCGTCGCCACATCCTCCACGGCGCTGGCCAGCGGCTGGCCGTTGTCATCACGCAACAGCATCAGCCCGGCAAACTTGAACCACTTGGCGCTGATTTCCTCATGCAGCCGCCAGTTGTCCCGCACGTTGGCAAAGGTGCGGGAGAAGTACGGCTCCAGGCTTTCGCCCCGGCTGGCCTCCTCCTCTGCCCAGCTCAACACCGTATCCGCCACAAACGCGGCAAAGCTGCGTTTTAGCCTGTCCGGCGTCTGCTGCCGCTGGGCGATCGCCAGGTCGGCCCAATCCAACGCCTTATCAAAATCCCCCACGTCAAACAGCCAGATCACGCACCAGGCAAAAATGGGGTTGGCGTAAACCTCGCCCTCCGCCAGGTAGGTTTCCACGGACGGCAACCAGCGCGGCAACAGCTCATCGCGTTTCATGGCGATGCGGTCAGCGGTGCGCGGCAGCTCTCGCAGCCGGCGAATATCTCGCTCCATTGCCTGCACCTGGAGGTGCAGACTGTCCCAACCTTCCAGCGCCTGCTGGCGTTCAAGTTTGCGCTCGGCCTGAACCCTGGCCGTGTGACGCTGCGCGGGGGAAAGTGACATTGCGCTTACTCCCCTTTCGGCGCTTCCACCTTGCCAATGGTCACGGCGGATTCATCAAAGGCGGCGTACATTTCCGGGTATTCCACGGCGTAACCTTCGTTGCGCAGATACTTGTTCTCGTACTGCTTACGATCTTCCACAAACTCCGCCTTGCGCTGGCGGGTGCCGCGCTGGGTGTAGATGTGAAGGTTGCTCAGCGGCGTCACCACCATGCGCTTGCCCGGCATAAACGGCGGCACGATCGCCGGACGGCCAGCGATGGACGTTCCCAGCATTTGGGCCGCGATTTTTTCCGTTGGGCGATCGGCGGCCTGGTACAAACGGTGTTGCTCCGCTGCCACCAGGTCAGCACCAACCAGCACGGTTAAGCGCGGGTCGTTGCGGAACTGCGCCGGGATCTTGCTGTTGATAAGGTCAGACGCCATCGCGTCCAGCGACACATAATCACCGCCGGCCCCCAGGCTCACCGCATCGGTGATGATCTGGTTTTCGTCATAGTCCTTAACGAACTGTTGCCAACCGATATTGACGTCCTCGCCGTTCGGGTTGTCCTTCGGGTTGGTCGTTTTGGCCACGGATGTGCCGTTAAAGCCAATGCGCAACATATCCAGGGCAAAGGATTGGTTGGTGAATTCCTGCATACGCTGGAAAAATTCGTTTTCGTCGCCGGCGTTCGCCCAAACGGACAACATAGCCCAGGTCAGCGCCGCGCCGGAGTCGGTTTCCGAGAGCTTGTATTCCAGACCATCGACGCCGGTATTACGGATAAAGCGGCCGCCCTCTTTACGTCCGGTGAAAATGCCCGGATTGCCCACGTTCACCACCTGACCGGAAAGCTGGTCAACATCGGCAACGGTGATCATGGACAGGAAATCCACGGACTCCAGCAGCGCGGCGCGCAAGGCCGTTTCTTTTGGATCAGTCAGCGAGAAATAACGCTCGGCAGAATCCTGCCCATATTCCGCCGCCAACCCCATGCTATATGCGCGGAGTAATTCACGCGCACGCTGATTTAAAAACATAGTTACCCCTCACCCTCAGAGTGATTTAATTTCTATTACCCTGGCGAATTACAGGAATTTGAACGGCTGGCGACCTTTACCCGGATTGCGGCTCGGCAATTGGGTTACGCGCTTGTCCAGCTTGCTGAAGTTTTTCACGATACCGCCGATATTATCGCGCAGGGTTTTAAATTCCTGGGTATCCACAACTTCTTTTACGGTATCCACATCTTCCTGGACTTCTTCAACGGCGGTTGCAGTTTCTGCGGCTTTACCTTCCAGCGCAGAAAGGCGCGTTTCAATCTCGGCCAAGGCTTCCGCCAGCGCCTGCAATTTATCGCCATCTTCGGGGATTTCTGGTTGCTGCGGTTCTTCCTCAATGGAAAACATACTGCGCCAGCCTTTCTTTTTATTTCCTGACATCTTCACTTCCTCTTTAATTTCTTTGACCTCATCAAAAGCCAGCGGCTTTAATGCGCCATACCGTTTATTTTTGTGGCGTTTGCTAAAACGCATTCGCTCCGTGTAAACGCTGGCCGGTGAATCCGTAACGCCCAGCCCCTCCAGGTAACTTTTTCCCGTTCCGCGAAAATTGCCGTCCGGGGTGAACTCCGCAGAACAGAAAAGGAGCTGCCCCTCTGCGTTGGCTTGCATCAGTGAGATGTTCGGGCAAAGCTGTACATACAGCCGCATAATCCCATCATCGCCTTCCTGACACATCGCCGCCAAAACCCGCCCCCGATTACCGTAATTTCGGGAGTGTTCCGGCCATAAAAGCGCGGTATACAAATTCGGGTCGTAAAGTTCGGCGGCATCCATGATCCATTGCCTTTTAATATCGCGGCCGTCCACCGTGTCACCTTCGGCGCAAACACAAATCCAGTTCGTCATTAATTGCGAATCTGACATAACCCCTACTTTCAATTTCGTGTTTGTTTCGACAGGTGCAGTATCGCCAATTAATTCACATCCCGCACGGCCTTAATATCTTATGAATTCGGATAAGCGCCATTAACCGAACCATGCCGATTAACACCCGAAGTTAACCGAAAATAAAGTCTGCATAATTGGCACATGGCTAAATATTCAGATGAACTAATCGGCGTTGCGCGTTCGCTGTACTTAAGACATTGGACGCCTAAAGAGATCGCCAACGAACTTAATTTGCCGAATACGCGAATTATTTACTATTGGGCTACGAAATGGAGCTGGGCGGATATGCTCAGCCATGAAAGCATTGAGGAGACAATCAACCGCCGCATTCAGGTATTAACCCACCGCGACGGTAAAACAGAACTTGAGCACAAAGAACTTGATAGCCTGATCGCGCATCATTGCAAACTGCGTATTCAGCAAGCCAAACATGCAGAGAAACTTGCCGCCGTCGCTTCCCAGGGAAATGGCGACTATTCCGCTGCCGGCGACAGTGGCCAGGATGGGGGCAAGAAAAAGCGCAAATACCGCAAAAATGATATTTCCGCGCTGACTCAGGAGGATTTCGACGCGTTCGCCGATGAGCACCTTTTCGGCTACCAAAAACACCTGCGCCTGAATATCACCCAGCAAATCCGCAACATCCTGAAAAGCCGGCAGATCGGCGCAACCTGGTATTTCGCGTTTGAGGCATTGGAAAATGCCGTAATGACCGGCGACCCGCAAATTTTCCTTTCGGCTTCACGCCCGCAGGCCGAGGTGTTCCGCTCGTACATCGTCAACATCGCGGAGCAGTATTTCGGCGTGACGCTGACCGGCAACCCGATCCGCTTGAGCAACGGCGCGGAGCTGCGTTTTCTTTCCACCAACTCCAACACGGCGCAATCCTACAGCGGCCACCTGTATGTGGATGAGTATTTTTGGATACAGAACTTTGCGCGCCTTAACGAGGTGGCCAGCGCAATGGCCACGCATGACCGGTGGCGCACAACCTACTTTTCCACGCCCAGCAGTAAGACACACCAGGCTTACCCGTTTTGGACGGGTGAGGATTGGAAGCGCGGCGACGCCAAGCGCAAAAAGGTGGAGTTTCCAACCTTCAAGGAGCTGCGCGACGGCGGGCGGCTTTGTCCCGATGAGCAATGGCGCTACGTCATCACAATGGAAGATGCGATCGCCGGCGGGTTTAACCTGGCCAGCATCGACAAGCTGCGCAACAAGTACAACCGCGACACGTTCAACATGCTTTACATGTGCGTGTTCGTGGACAGCGGCGACAGCGTTTTCCGCTTCAACGAGCTGGAGCGCTGCGGGGTTGAGGTGTCGCTCTGGCAAGACCACGACCCCACCGCCGCGCGCCCGTTCGGCAATCGCGAAGTGTGGGCCGGCTTCGACCCGGCGCGCAGCGGCGACACGTCCACCTTTGTGATCATCGCGCCGCCGCTCTATGAGGGTGAGCGCTTCCGCGTCCTGGCCACGTTCTATTGGCAGGGGATGAACTGGAAGCACCAGGCCAACCAGATAAAGGCGCTATTTGAGCGCTACAACATGACGCACATCGGGATCGACATTACCGGCATCGGCAGCGGCGTGTTTGAAATGGTGCAAGGCTTCGCCATGCGCCAGGCGGTGGCCATCCATTACGGACTGGAGAGCAAAACGCGCCTGGTGTTGAAAATGGTGGATGTGGTGGAAAGCCAGCGCATCGAATGGGACAGCGAGCAGAAAGAGATCCCGGCCAGTTTCCTGGCCATCCGGCGCACCAGTACGACCAAAGGCAACAGCATGACCTTTGTCGCGGATCGCACCCAGGAAACGGGACACGCGGATGTGTTTTTTGCCATCGCCCATGCCGTGGATAACGAACCGCTCAACTTTGAGAATCAACGCAAATCAACATGGAAAACGAGAAAGGCCGCATGAAAAAGAACAAACAACGCCAGCGCCGTGCAGCGGCAAACCACCAACGCGCCGCCGAGACGACGCCGGCGCGCAAGATGAGCATCACCACCCTGGGCAAGCCGGAGCCGGTACTCACTACCGGCACCGATTACCGGGAGATCTGGTATGACAATGATTTTGACCATTACACGCTGCCGATTGACCGCCTGGCGCTGGCGCAGCTGGTTAACCTGAACGGCCAGCACGGCGGCGTGCTGTACGCGCGCCATAACATGGTGGCGGCGGATTACCAGGGCGGCGGCCTGACGCATCAGGCGCTGAAAGGAGGGATTTTTGATTACTTCACCTTCGGCGATCTTGCCATTGCGAAAGTGCGCAACGGCTGGGGCGACGTGTGCGCCCTGGCCCCGCTGCCGTCGCTCTATACCCGCCGCCGTAAGGACGGCTCTTTTGTTGTTCTGCAAAAGGGGGAGCCGCTGCCGTTCCTGGAGGAGGATGTGATTTTTTTACGCCAGTACGATCCGCAGCAACAGGTTTATGGTCTGCCGGACTACATCGGCGGCATCCATTCCGCGCTGCTAAACAGTGAAGCCACTATCTTTCGCCGTCGCTACTACCACAACGGCGCACACACCGGCGGCATCATCTACACCAACGACCCCAATTTAAGCACCGAGGTTGAAGATGAAATCGTGCAAAGCCTGGAGCAAAGCAAAGGGATCGGCAATTTCAGCACGCTGTTTGTGAATATCCCGAAAGGTGACCCGGACGGAATTAAATTCATCCCGATCGGCGACATCAGCGCAAAGGATGAGTTTGCCAACGTGAAAAACATCAGCGCCCAGGACGTTCTGGCGGCGCATCGCTTCCCGGCAGGCCTGGCCGGCATTATTCCAGGCAACACGGCGGGCCTGGGCGACCCGGAGAAAGCCCGCGAAACCTACCGAAAAGACGAGGTGATCCCCGTACAGCGCATGATTACGGATGCCATCAATAGCGATCCGGACGTGCCAGCGCACCTACACCTAAATTTCAGCGTCGAACCGTCACAATCGGGTGCGTTATGAGGCGAAAAACGTTAAAATTCCAGAAGTTTGCCACTTTTGGAGCCAGAAACATGCGCGTGATGAAAGTCTTATGCACGGAATGCGGTGCTAACGCGATTATCAAAAAAACGGCCCGTAAACACCGCCAGATTTCCGATCTGTATTGCGCTTGCACTGACGTGGAATGTGGCCACACTTTTGTGATGAATGTGACCTTTTCTCATACGCTTAGCCCCAGCGCCAAGACCGGGGATAAGCTGCTGAAAACCGTTGTTGACAGTATGAACCCGCAACAACGGCAAATGATGCTCGATTTATTGCAGGGTGCCGCCTCCGCCGCCTGAATTAACGCCTCCGTCCTGGGGGCGTTTTTGTAACTGCCGGTCAACGTCTGCGGCCAGTGTAGTCGTCATCTCAGAAATCCATGATAAAGCCAACTCCCGATCGTCGCTGCTGCAACGCCCGTTAGCGACTAAGCGCGCCACAAGTTCAATGCGCTGTATAGCCAGTGATTCAAAGAAAAAATCCCTCACGGCTCCCTCCATCTTATTCTAGGTTTAGCAATTTGATACTGTATATTCGTACAGTATACATATTATTTAGCAAAATGAATAATTCTGTAATTACCCATTCCAGCCTGGCCACAACTCACACGCCGGATCGCTGGCCAACTCCTCCAGGCGTCCATTGCGCATTTTTAACACCCGGTCGCCGTATATCCGCAGGGCGCTACCCCTGGTGAGTATGTCTATCTCATACTGATCGCCGGCAAAACCACGTCGCTGTAACTCCCTCGATAATCGCCGCCATTCATCTGGCGTACAGTTATTGACAGAACTCCTAGGCGACGCGTTCGCGTCGCTAACCCCAGCCGCCTGATCGGCGGCCAACTTCGGCACAATCTTCCACTGCGTCACACGGGTTAAAATCGGCGTATCCATGCCCACGGATGGAGAAAACACCCCTTTCACCCTGATCACCTCCTCCCCAAATGGGTTAACGTCCTGGCTTACCTCGTACCAGGTACGGGCAACCAACTCATCGCGGCGAACGAACGGCCCGCCCTGAGCATTGATATAACCGGCCCAATCGCCAACGTCTGCCGCATCGTGTACCGCTGCAAACTCAACGCTTAGGCCCATTGCCGTATCATGATCGGACATGCGGCGCAGTTCGCGGTAAACGGTCACCGGCGCGCCGCCAACAAATTGAAACTGACGGATACGCCAGCGCGCCGACCAGGCAGCGGCAGCGGCGGCCGCTTCTTTCATCGGCTTGCCGCTTTCGTCGTCCAGCTCGTCGTCCAGGGCGTATCCGTCGATATTTTTGGAAATGTATTTGGCCACATAGCCGGTGGCGGAGCCTTTTTCCGGGTCGATGGTTTCCGCATGGAAACGGGCCTTGCGGGCTTTGGCGGTAATAAGCTCCACGCCATCCTCCTCAAAGGCGTAATCTCGCAGGATTTGCCGCACCTGGTCGGCCTCGTCCGGGCGCATGAAAAACAGCATGTGCCAGTGGGGGGTGCCATCGTGGTGCGGTTCGGCTACGCGGATGCCGAAAATACGCAGATCTTCGCGGTGCAGCTTGGCGCGCGCTTTCTCCCACACGCGGCGTAAATAGCGTTGGGTGTCCGCCGGGCTGCTGCCGTTCCACTTGCGGTTGCGGTGGCCGTGGATCGTGGTGGCGTGGAATTTTGACGGGGCCGTTAGCGTGTAAAACTCCGCCATGTAGCCCAGGCTGTTGCAGATATTTTCAAAGCCGCGGATGCGTACCATCATTTCAGTACGGCGAATGGCCGGGTTGGCCACGCTGCCCCAATATTTGTCGATCAGGCTGATGCGGTTGCCATCTTCATCTTCCAGCTCCATCGACTTGAGGAACTCGCGCGTCCGGCGCTTTTGTTCCTTCCATTCGTGAATGGTCATTTTGCTGGCGTAGGTGCTGGCGCGCTTGCTGACGTTGTTCAGCGCAATCTGTAGATGTTCGCGCCATTCGCCCGCATGGCGGCGCAGGCAGCCCAGCCACCACTTATCGGACATCATGCGAGACACGGCAGAAACCGCCTCATCTTCGCAGAAAAAGCGGTTAATCATTTTTTCCCAGTGGGGCACATTCTGGCGGAATGCCTGGGTGATAGTGCCAGCGCGAACAAACAGCGCGTGCGCTACCTTGAGATCGCCACAATCTGCCATTTCCTGGTTGATTGTGCCCAGCTCAAGGCAGATAAAGCCGGCAATGTCCTGGGCCAGTAGCTCAATATCGGCCCGCGCCATATCCGGCAAGTTGTTGAACCGCCACATTAGCTGAGCAGTATCGGCGGACATTTTCGGGATGTGGTAACGGGCTGAAACCAGGTTAACGCGCGGCAAGATGCGCTCGACAAAGGTTTTGGCCAAGAACGCATTGGCCCGCTGAATGCCCTGTTCTTTCTCAAGCTGATTGGCGCGGCGCGTCACATCCAGGCGAACAATCGCCGGCTGCTTTTGCAACAACGCTTGGGCACGCGCCAACGCTTCGTTTTCTTTTTCTCTTTGGTGAATTTCGTCATAAGTCGGAAAGGGGCTGGCGATCGCCGGGCGCGGAGCGTTCCAGGGAAAAACCCAGGTGCCTGGAAACTTTTCTATTTTTATTTGCTCAGCTCTGCACGATTCTGAAATCATAGTGAACTCCAGAAACCATTAGGCCAGGCAACAGCATGAAAAGTAGTTACAAAGTGGAAGACGATCGCCCCACCTACGATGAAAAGATCACGGAATGGCTGCATCATAAAGATGACGCCGAAAGCATGACCAATTACAACATTGGGCTTTATCACGCGGGCTACATTTACCGCGCTATTCTTTGTCGCGGATTGAACGAGTATATGGAAGCAACTAATTTTCTTGATGAAATTGGCCTGGCTAATGCCTTGCCTAGCGATGCCCGTTATCAAGGATATGACGCACTTTTTGCCCCGAACGATGAGGTTCAAAAACTGAAAAACAGATGAACGATTATCACGCTGCCAACGTTGGGCAGCGTGGTAATCCGTGTTCATCATCACCGCGCAGGAACCGGCAAACGGCTCCATCAGGCGATCACCCGCTGGCAAATATTGCCGTAACGCCTCAGCCAAACGCGCTTTACCGCCCCCCCACTTAACAACCGTTCTATTCATCATCCGTACCTCAATCGTAATTTTGCATTTCAGGGCACTTTGCTGCGGCTTTGTCAGCTGCGCGGCCCAGCCATACCCAGGCGGCACAAATGCCGCCGATCAGCAGCACCCAGAACATGAAAGCCCCTCGTTTTTCCAGTTCTCAGCGTCCTGGCGCAGTAGCTCCACGATCTCCACGGCGGATAACTCTTGGTTGGCCATCGCGGTGGCCATACGGTCTAAGTGGCTGGAAAACTTCACAGCGGCATCCGCCTGGGCTTCGCGGCGCGCCAGGTCGAGCGCATGTTTAAGGGAGGCACGCGCGGCGCGGTTGCTCATGTCTTGGCCGATAGTTGGCATGGTGTTTTCTCCGATTTGGGCAAAAAGAATCCCCCGGCAACCAGGTGGAAGCCGTGGGGCGTTTGTGATTAATGGGTTTTAGTGTCGGCGCTGGCCTGTAGTTGTATCGATAAAGCGTGACGCGCTGCCGTCCCGAAAAATCAGCGAGTCAGCTGGGGAAACGTTCGGCGCTGGCAGGCAGTGCAGCTCATAGGTTGCCGACCACCATTGGAGGATCAGCGCGGTAATGCTGCCCTGGCCCAACATCCCCGCCACATAGAACAGGGCACGGATAGATGCCAGGGTTTCCGCCTGTTCTTCGGCGGTGCCGGCTTCACGGTATGCGCGGCACCAAAACGCCGCATTGGAGGCAAACCACTGGTAAGGGCTGGTCAAATGCATCGAGTCATTGAAAACAAACGGTTCCAGGGCAACAAGGCCATCAACTTCTTGGCATTTGGCCAGGAAAAAGCGGGCATAGTTCGGCGCTACTCCCCAAGCGGCCAAATCATCCATAAGCCCTTGCTTTTCAACTGCGATCACTTTCATGTTTACCTTTCCTCTGCCTGGCCTTGCAGGCTTTCTTGTTGCTCTAAAACCCTGATAATGTGCGGCGCTGCCACCATTTCCACTTGCTTGCGCACCGGGTGATGCTCCTTTGTATTTCGGCGCGTTCCCTTCCGCTGAAAGTCCGATTCACGCAGAGATCCAAACCCACCAAACACATTCCGCGCCTTTTGGATGCCGGCACGAATCTGCATGATTGCTTGAGGGGATAACCGCTCGAACAGCTCGCGCCAAAGGCAATTGCTCAAACTGGCTTTTAACTCCTCCCTCCCTTCCAGTGCCGCAGCGTGGATCACTACGCCGCGCCACTCTGGTGATAGGCCATTCCAAAAGTCGGCGGCCTCTGAATGTTCGGGGCAAACCTGGGCGCGGATTTTGGCCAACCAATAGTTGTTATCCGCCATCGTTACCCCCTCATACCCATCAAACGGAACCACCAGGGCCGGCGCTTGGCCTGCTTACCTGGTGCAACGGAATCTCCTGAAAACACCACTCGGCTGGCGCATGGCTGCCAGCGCTGGCCGTTCGGCAGCTCTATCCAACCGTGGCCAAAGCTGGCCAGCTGCGGGGCCGGTGATTGTCGTTTCAGGTATTGCGCAAAAGCTTTCATGTAGTTGCCTCAGCTCATGCCGAACGCCGGCGCGCAGGTGTTGAACACATCAACAGCGGCGGCTAGCACTGGCGTAGATTGGAAACGCGCTTCTACCGACACGACGATCAGCGACAGATCACGAATTGCTTGGTTGGCACGGTCGAGAATGGCGTTTTTACGGGATTGCGTCATAGGCGCATTGGATGCGGTTTCGCCGGCGATAGCGCCGATCGCCGCAGTGGCGCTTAACGTGTGAGTAGGCAAGCTGTTGGGCTTTGCCTCGTTGGTTGGCACCGCCGGCAAGCAATTAAGTTGCGCCAACAGGCCATCAAGTATTGCCGCGTCGTCAGTGATCGCTGTGAGTGTAACCAGCTGGGAAAGCGTCAACTCGTGCGGCTGCTCCGGGTTCAGCTTATTGCGCAGCACCTGCGGCGAGACATTCAGCGCCGGGGCCAGCTCTGCCAAGTTGTTGGCCTGAGCGAATCGGCGGCAAGCGCTGCTTAAGTGTGAGTGTTTGGACGTTTGGTAATCAAACATAGCGGTTTCCCTCCCCCTATCGCAAAATCGAACTATGCAGTAGCAATGTCACAATTTGAGAGAGCATCAATGGTCAACTGCGCAATGTTGATCATGACTTTTTCGCGTTTTTTATCTTTACGCAGGCGATGACGAGGCAAACGCCCATCGGCCAACATGTCATTGATAGTATCCTCAGCCAAACCAGTAAGTTCGCTGTAACGCTCTATCGTGACGTGAGGTGTGATCAGAGTGATTGAAATGTTAGGTCGCATGGGGCAACATTCCTCGTTAAGTAGTGGTTAGAAGTAATAAGTTGTGGTGGTACACGTTTTGTAGACAACGGAACTATACGATCACCACATGTTTACGTCAATTTAAAAAGTATACTTGGTGTGACCTTATGGATTTGGAAAAAGGTGGGCGTGGTGCGATTGAACGCATGGTTGAAGCTTATGGTTTCACCACTCGGCAGGCACTTTGTGATCAGTTAGGAGTAAGCAAAGGAACATTATCCAATCGTTACATGCGCGATTCCTTCCCTGCTGACTGGGTAATTCAATGCTCTCTGGAAACAGGTGCGTCTCTTAAATGGCTCACTTCCGGCATTGGCGTCATGTTTGAAAATGTGCGGACAGATATTACTGAATTACCACGTAAGAAAATTATTGATGGTAAAATTTACGACTCAAATTTTTATTTCTTTGACAAAGCATTCTTGCCAAATGGCATGAAAAAGCCTTTCATTCTAGAAATAGAAAACAAGAAATTCATTGCAGATGAAAAATATGTAGAAATTAAAGATGGAACGTGGGTGTTAGATATGGATGGAACCATTGTAGTTAAGGATATCTTTAAATTACCAGCAGGTAAAATCAGAGTAAGCGATAGCAATATTTCTTTTGATTGCACGCCTGATGATATTAAAATCATTGCCAAAGTAGTTTGCGTGGCGATTTATATAACACAGTAATCTTAGGTATTAATATGGAATTTGTAAAAAAACTGGAATTTGGCAATTACACTCTAAAATTCGGCGACGCTGTTTTGTTGGATTATATAGATGAAATAGTTATGCCGTCATTTTTCGAAATGAACTATATAAGAAGCATTGAAAATAAATCAGACTACTTTTTTATTAACACTGAAATGGTTGTGGTAGACGGAGATAGCACTCCGCCAGTTTTAGGAGTTCAAGGTAGAATTGTAAAAAACACAACACTTACTCGCGATCAAGTATTTGAAGGAAATAGAATAATAGAAGACCATGAAGAACTCGAGACAGCACCTAGTTCTTTCTTTTTACTTTTATTAAATAACCACCGACTAATATTTTGCAAAGAGGTCAGTGGTGCACCTACAATTGAAAATTTCAAAAGCACGAGCCAATATTGTTTAACTCAAAGATATAAAGAGTATATAGATGAGTTACATGAGGAATCTCAAGAAAGACGTAAAACTGATCCTGATGCACCATGGATTACCAAAAAACAGCTCAGACTTGATATTCCGTCCCCGAAACTTCGTATCACGACGCTAACCGACCAGAAAAGCCTTGAAGAATACATTGATTTATTTGAAAAAATAAACGTAGTGTCGATCAATATGTTACCAACCAATGCTGAAGAAATAGATAATGATGATTTTTGGAATGCGGTTGACCAGAGGCGAAATCAATTAAATAGTAAACAAGCCGCAGTCCGTTTCTCCAATACAGAAGATGGTCTAAATTCACATGAGGTTTTAGAACAACTATCAGCAGCCACAGAGCTTGCTAACTCTAAATTTAAAGTGCATGGATTAGATGACAATGGTGATATTATGAGGGGAAGCAATGATAATTTCATCTTAACTACCGAAGTAGCTGACTTCCCAACAGATACTAATGATGCCACAGAGGAAGGTTATGAAAAATTCTCAGAACTTGTTGCTGATGGTCGGATTACATTACCTGCAAGAACTTCCGCTCGAACCAACGGGATTATAGCAAGATTATTTGAAAGGTTCTAAGATGAGCAAGATAAATGCGGCAGACTTTACTAGCGAAAAAAATTTATGGGATGTTTTTTTACTATCTAAAAGGCTAACCATTAGTAAGTCCCACATTATCATTTTGACCATTGTTGCCGTTTTGCTTTTCTTAAATGCTTTCTTTGTCGTTGACAACACGTCTAAAATTGCATCTGAGACTAGGGCGTGGGCAGTAATTGGATTTAACTTTTCAATAGCTACAATTGGTCCATTAATTGCCGGATTCACAATTTTTGCCACTCTGTCAAAACCAGACATGATGATTGAGATGATGGCACATATTAATACAGAAACAAAAATGCCGACTTTGAAATATAACCTTATGGCTTTCATGAAGGTATTCATTTCATTTGTAACACTCACCTTTGTATATTTTGGGATAATGATGTTTGCCCAAGATCATGGGCTGGTTGTAGGTATTTTGAATATCTTTCCTTATGCTGAAATCGTGAAGCGCTATATATCCATAATTGGATACGTACTAACTGGAACAAGCTTGGTTTATCTTCTTTTAACACTTAAGACATTCATTTTTAATATCTATGCCATCGTAATGGCATCTATTCGATGGGAATATCTCGTAAGTACTCCAAAGAATAGCGAACCTGAAATTGAGGATAAAATAAACAATTAAACATGCAATGTTTGTTAGTTTGTAACCATATATTGACCACTGTATTTATATACAGTTTACTATCCCCTTCTATCGAAGGGGGTCACAATGGCAGTTCGAAAACAATCATCCGGTAAGTGGTTATGTGAATGCTACCCTGCTGGCCGCGAAGGCCGCAGGGTACGTAAGCAATTCGCAACCAAAGGTGAAGCCTTAGCGTTTGAACGCTTCACTATGGAGCAGGTAGACAATAAGCCGTGGTTAGGCGAAGCGATCGATCGCCGCAAGCTGAGTGAGGTTGCCAAACTTTGGTACAACCTGCACGGCCAATCCCTCACCGCTGGTGAACGCACCTACAAAAAACTATGCCTTGTGATTGAGGCTCTAGGTGATCCTCCCGCGACTACCTTCACCGCTAAAGACTTCGCGCATTATCGTGATAAACGTTTGTCCGGTGAAATCTACTTTTCCGAGAAGTGGAAGAACGGTGCAGAACCCGTAACAGTCAATCTTGAACAAAGCTACCTAAGCGGTATGTTCAGCGAGTTGGCCCGGCTTGGCGAATGGAACCAACCCAATCCGTTAGAGAACATGCGCAAGTTCACCGTCGCAGAAAAGGAAATGGCGTGGCTGACGCACTCACAAATCACTGAGTTGTTAGCAGCCTGCAGTAGAGGCGATTCTGATTTGCCGCTTGTAGTCGAGGTGTGTCTCAGCACCGGCGCTCGTTGGCGAGAAGCGGAAAACCTTACTCGGTCACAGGTAACACCGCATAAAATCACGTTCATCCGAACCAAAGGCAAAAAGAACCGCAGCGTTCCGATCAGTAAAGCACTGTACAAGAAGTTGATAACGCGGGGCGATGACCGTCTATTCAGCGAATGCTATTTCCGCTTCATGGCGGCCATCGAAAATACCAACATTCAGTTGCCCAAAGGACAACTAACCCATGTGCTACGCCATACCTTTGCGGCGCACTTTATGATGTCTGGCGGCAACATTCTGGTGTTGCAACGTATCCTCGGCCATCATGATATAAAAATGACGATGCGCTATGCTCACCTCGCACCGGAGCACCTCGAAACAGCCCTGCAATTCAATCCGCTGGCGACTATGCCAGGTGGCGACAAAGTGGCGGCATAG